ACATTTTAGTCTTGGTTGAAAATGCTGGGGTATTGGATTATTATAAGAACCTGATTGAGCAGGATAAGACATTTCTATATGTAACTCATATGACACATAGAAAGATTTATCCATTCGTAGCCAGACTTGCTCAGGACTTCGATCTTTTATATGTACCAGAAGCAGAAATAAGCGTATTATCACGTGATTTCCGAGAAACATATCAGATGTGTCGCGATTTCATTGTGATTAGATATTACTCTGAGGCATACTACAACCGGTATGAATATTATGAAGGTATGGTAGGTATGTCAATACTCTTTCAGACCATTCAGCAGATGCACGTTAAATATCTCGAAGCCGATATTACCAGAGACTTCTATGATCTCGACTCGATTAAAATCGTATATGAGGCATATTCGGTACCGTTCTTTGAGAATATACCAATCTTCTATCACCAGAAAATTATTAAGGCGATGAACCGCCTGCTTATGTATAAAGGCGGAAACCAGGTATTCTTTGACCTCTGTGCATTGTTCGATTTTGAATCCTTAGATGTATTCAAATACTACCTATGTAAGACAAATGCACAATATGATGAAAATGGTCGACCTATAATCGTCCCTACTCCAAGTGGCAATATCGATTACGAGCAAACATATAAGGTCTTCTTTGCTAAGGGACTTTTGGACGGTGATCCATTTCTCGATATCACTAATGAAAACAATCATCTTGACTATTGGCCAGTTACGGCAGCGGATCCATATTGGATTAACGATGAAGACCTCATACAAAAAATTTACCGTACGGATTACAACTATACTGAGACCAAATATATCGGTCTTCAGATGGTATTCAGTATGACAAAGTTTATGTTCGAGAGCTGTTACTTCATGCAGATGCTTGCACATAACAGACGAACGGTTTCCTATATACGCGTATCGCATGGCAAACTTGGGGCTGAAATTGACCTGTTTACACTGGTCGTTTATATTCATGCCATTATATATAGACGGCTTGGATACGTCGGTAATATCCCCAGAACACTTGAGCAGCGTGGTCGAGTGATGGGATTTAACTTTAAAGACGACCTTAGGCATGTAATTGAGGACCTTCGATACCATGAAAGTGAATTTCATAAATATCATTCATCATCCAGTACAGATATTAAGGTACATGGTCCAAATGTGCAGGTTAACAACGATAATATCGTTGAGGGCACAGCACGTATCAGTGACGACGGGTTTATTACGTTCACTCCTAATAAACCGGTAGATGGTGTGCATCCTAGCAGTGGTAAGGTCTATGTTGATACGGAAAAGCACAAATCGTATATATGGGACATAACCCTCGACAATCCAAGATATGTGGAATATATCGTGGATAATAAACATCATGAAGATTTAGATGGAGATGACCATAAATATAATGTCGGATCAAATATTTATGATGACCTGATGATGATTAGAGACACTTGTGATGTATCCAACTTACTTGACATCCTTGAGAATATGTATATTACAAACGACAGTTCATGTGTTAAAGTATATAATAACATCAAAGAATTGTATCAGCTTCTTGAGGATAGAATTCTGAGATGTAAAGACCCCGATACATATTTCGCATATAAGCATCTTTACAAACTGCTCCTTACAACCGAAGAAACTGCGGACATATTCCTTAAATCGGACGGTACCGTAGCGGATAACATAATCGAACTTCTCGAAGACTTGAACCCATCATTATCTGTCAGAATATCCATGATGACGGATACACAATTGGTACAAGAATTACAATACTCACTTGCTGCACTTGAAAAGATAGGTGCCGAACTTAAGTATATCCAGAGTTATGGTGGTATGCATGGTAAGATTATCAGTGAATATCTCTATCAGCTCATCAGGGTATTTAAATCCGCTAAGGTTGACCTTGTGGATTTTAGAGCCATCTATGTTATAGATGGCCGTATGACTAACTTGATTAAGTTCATGGTGAAGTTAAAGCTTCAATCAATGGAGCGAGATTTACCTAACGGCTCCACCATCGACCTTATCGACGACGTCCGTCTAAGAATGATTGGCGGATGTAATCGTGAGAATAAGTATGACTTATTCATCGCTAGAAATTCAGTTACTGGTAATTCTGAGTATAGGTCTCATACATGTACGGGACTTATGTCTAGACCACAGTGTGCTAATTGCACCGAGAAAAATAAGAAATGTGGGTGCGTAGTTCGAGAACCATTTATGTTCGAGAATAAATTTGACATGCTCTTCAGATTAAGTCGATATGTCGAAGATGATTTCGCTGAAGACTTCAAAGATATTATCATCAACAGAACGTTCGTCAGACGTCACGCAATCGCTAATGACAAACTACCACTTATTGATGATATCAATCTCGCTATTAGGGATTCTATCATTAAAGATACAAACATGTTTGTAGATAAGTTAATCAAACTTGAATGAAAGGAATGATTATAATGGCACAGATTTTAAAGGATAATCTTGGACTCTGTGAGATGATTAATCGTGACCAGGAGATTATTGCTAGAAAGCATGGTCTTCCGGTTATGAGAGGCGTTCTCTATAAGGTAAACATGGACTCCAATGGTGACCCAATTTTCGATAAGCTCGAAAAGGTCAATGAAAATACTGTAGTACTCGGAGGTGCCGTTCTTGCACTCGAGAAACTCTTCGGCAGGGGTGCCAAGTACCTCCCAGGTACTCTTAATGAAGAGTATAAAGTTAACGACGCGTTTGATGTCAATCCGCAGCAGACATATATCAGATGCTTTGGCGTAGGTACGGGTGGTGCTCGTGATACAATCGGTAGCGTTCTCGACCCGGACTTCAAGCAGAAGTTCCTGAATGATATGATCCCGTTCAGAATCTCTGATACAGAAGATCTTGCTGATACAATCGACCCCGAAGTTGCAAAGAAGTATTTCTTCAGACGTCAGATTTATGAGAATCCTAAGCCACTGTGGGGCTGGTATCTCAAGGAATTTGAAAATCCTGATTCTATACCTCAGCCTTCATCATACTGGAAAGATGTTCCGGATCCTAACTCTCTCGGTACGGAAGTAAGTAGTAATCCAGAACCATATACACTTATCGGCGAGAATGATAACCTCATCGAATGTTTCGGTGAATGTATCATCAAGCTCGAAGAAGATGACCTCAGACCTTGGTTCCAGTATAACGGTAGCCTTCCTACTGCACGATATAATACATTTGGTCTCTTCACTGGAGCGAAGACACCTATCGTATCAGGATATGTTGACTATGTTGGAGTAAGACTTTTCTCAGTGGTTAACTTCAACAACGTTGCCCTCGATATGCCTACATCTGCAACATATCTCTATCGTGTATATGCTGCTATCTAAATTACTTAAAAGAAAGAAGAAATTTATTGCTGTGCATGTAAATGGCTTTGTCAATTCAGATGGAACTGAGAATGTACATGGGAGGTTTCAATACGACTTTGAAGAATCACTCGTAGGATTTACGTCGAAATTGAAAATCATAGACACCATCAGTGGACATTATTATGTTAACACTATAGGACCTGAGTATAGATCAGAGAACTGCAGCTCAGTTAATATGCTCGAAATCTTACAGCGGTTAAATTTATATATCCGCACTAACAACTTCAATAATGAGAGGATTATGTAATGTCGCCCTCAAGCATTATATGCGTTTATCGCACAGGGATTGACTTTTCTATTTTGGACAATGCCGGTATGAGACACCTCATCAACGCATATGGGCGATCCTCCTCCTCTCTAAACTGTCGTCATGGCAGGACCTACCTAAATACAACGATGATACCCGGATGCCTCCGTATGGGCATCCGGGTATTTCGTATCGTTTAAATGTCAAACTATATATCCTTACATGGTAAAAAAGACCGATGAGGTCGACAAAATGTCTAATATTGTAAAGGAGGTAGATTTCTATGAGACATCGTAGAATCCCCACTAAGGAGAATTATTATCTCGATATTGCAGAAGCAGTTGCAGGAAGGGGTACATGTATTAGAAGATGCTTCGGTGCGATTATAGTTAAGGATGACAGAATCATATCCACTGGATATGTTGGAGCACCTAGAGGTGAAGAGCATTGTTGTGATACCGGAAAGTGTATTCGACATGAATTGAATATACCATCTGGTGAACGATATGAATTATGTAAGAGTGTCCATGCCGAGATGAATGCTATCATAAATGGTACTGCATCAGATATGATTGGTTCGACTATGTATTTAGTTGGAAAACACGTCACTGATGACGGCACACTCGGAGAGTATGTGGATGGTACATCACCATGTAAACTGTGTAGACGTATGATAATCAATGCACGTATTGCTTATGTGGTAATAAGGAATGCTGATGGTATTACTTGGAGAAAGTATCCCGTATCCGAATTACCTGAATATAAATAACTTTAACTTTAAGATCTTAGGAGGGTCCAAATTATGGCAAAGAAATCAATGGATAATATTGAGGTTAAGATGGGAGACCCAACGTGGGTAATTCCAGCTATCAATAATCTCACTACATATTCGACCGACGAACTTGTTGACCCAGAGGGCAAGTTCTCCAAGTATGCTATTCAGACATACGGTAAACTTGGTTACTTCACTGGTACAGAATCCGATGATGATTACGAACTTAAAGGCGTAATTGATTGTAAAGACCCGATTCTCAGTGAAGAAATTCAGGCTCTTCGTCGTAAGATTTATGATATGAATCCAAAGGGTAGGAGATATGGTACTGATATTATATCAGCACATGTATATACCCGTGACTTTGATAATGACTGTAGAGAGGATATGCTTACTGGTAAAGGTTTTAGGATATCCAATCACGAGTCGTTCGATAAGAAGAATCAAAAGATACCAGACGGTCTTCAGAGCCCAGAATTCGGTAGTGACTTCGGCGACGACCTTGAATTTGCAGAAAGATATAGATGTGTATGTGGACTCAAGATGGGTCAGATGTATGAACATGAAATCTGCCCAGAGTGTAATACAGAAGTTCAGTACTGTGAGGTAGACCTTGAGAAGACTGGATGGATTTTCATCGAGGGTGGATTTAAAGTAATCACACCTATATATTACGCGAAGCTCGAAGCACTCCTCGGTAAGTATGATAGCCAGGACTCAGTTATCGGAGCAATCATCCGCTGTAACTATAAAGATGCAAAGACAAATGAGGAACTTGATGAAGCTGGTCTTACAGATAGAGACCGAGAGATGATTGTTAAGCATCCATTTATCCGTAAAGGTATGGCATGGTTTGAACAGCACATTCTCGAAGTTCTCGATTTCTATAGGAGAGCTAAGCCCGGTAAGGCTAAATGGTTCGAAGAAATCATTGATAATATAGACAAAGTATTCTGCTCGAGAATACCAGTATATACATCAGTTCTCCGTATGGAAGCTCCTGGTGCAAAGGATGAGAAGGTATTTAGAACCAAAACTAATACCTGCTATCGTTCAATCATCAGGTCCGCAAACATGATTAATGATTTGGTATCTCGTCACTATGTAAAGAATGCTGACGATAATGCACACTTTACAACCACTTATGATATCAGTGAAATGACATCAATTGACAGATTCAGCGCTCAGATTCAGAAGGACCTCAAGGACCTCTTCGAAGAAGAGTTCACAATTCTGTCAGGAAAAGAAGGATATATTCTTGGTAAGGTAGTATCTGGTAGATACAACTTCTCCGCAAGAAACATCATCATCTCTGGTGGTGCCGACCTTCACTCAGACGAAATCATGGTTTGCTATTCCACATTCATTGAGCTCTTTAGATATGAGCTCACAGCATACTATGCTAAATATAATAACTGTACAATATCAGAGGCCAATGATGCAATCCTGAAAGCACAGTCACGATTCGATAAGCAGGTATATTACACCATGCTCTATATGGTTAATACGAATGATATCCATGTAATAGTTAACAGAAATCCGTTAGCATATAGCGGCTCCCAGTCGTGAGGCTGGTGAGAAAACTCTACTTTATACGGGGAAATGCTAGCCACCTCTTTTGAGGTTCCGTGCTACATTTACAAGCGTTAGCATAATCCGTAGCCAGGTCTCAGTTTACTGAGACAAGGTTCAACGACTATCGAAAGGGTAATCCGATACTTACATCGGGTGAGTAACCGAGTAGAGTAGGGCCAAGTGGTAGGTTTCTAGATGATATTAGTCTAGAGTGATTCCTTTAAACCGAAATGATGAGCATCTCATAAGAGTTTATGAGTTGGTGATATAGTCTACGCAACATGGTAACATGTTGAACCCAGTACTGGGTTGATGGTAATTAACGACTACCATTTACTTGCACGGCAATTAACTATGGATCATTCCTTGCACTTCGTATCGTTCATGTTAAATCTGATATTGGAGATAGAACTCTCACCGTTAATAAGCGTATCCTCATCGTTATGGGTGCAGACTTCGACGGTGACCAGGAGAATATATTCAGAGTATTTGGCGACTCACTTAACGCAACTATTGCGAGACAGATGAACCCGAGATATACGCTCTTTATCGACAAAAAGAATAATCAACTCAATCGAGCGTTGATGCCTACGAAGGATGAAGCTATCGGCTTCTATACCTTCAATAATATCTAACGAAAGGGTTATGCTAAAATGCCAGATAAACTCGAACTCAATATTGCATCAATTACAATCATCATTGATGTGATCGAATTAACCATCGTATTTCTGACATGTATGCTATTTATAATATCTCGCAAGTATCTATATAATAAATTCGAGATTCGATGTGCTGTCACTAATGGTGATAAGCGTAAGTTTAATCTCATAAATCATATTATTACCGCTATCGTTATTGCGATGGCGGTAATAATCCCTATTGAAATAATAATAGATGGGAGGGCATGTTGGCCTTGGATATAAGATTCAATATGTATAAGGTCAAGTATGATAAGCTTGACCATTTAACACGTACGCTGTTTCATTCACAGCATATATCAACCGTAAATATATACATCAGTCTCGATGACATATATTGGCATTGCCGCAACGGTCAGTCCAATCACGAATTCCAGTGCTGTGGTAATATGGCACCAAAGCAGTTGGTGTCCAATGTCCTTAATATTATAGCACACTATCGTGAATGGGCGGTTAGAAAGAATTTGACAGTTAAGGTATATGCATACTACACAATGTCTACCATATTCGAGAACCGTAGCATACGTCACGATTATAGAAGTAATTACATTAGCAGAAGTGATATAACTAATGCAGACTGCTACTATGTAAATAACTGTATCCGTGAAGCTGCACCAATTCTCAAGACAGTTACACAGTATATCGATGGCGTATACGTTGTTGATACTAGAGGATTGGAACCTTCCGCATTTCCACATCTCATGGCTACCGAACTATCCGACAGTCCTGCAGATTGGAACTTCCTCATAACTAAAGACATCGTCGAATTCCAGTATGCATACTATGATAAGTTCTCGGTGATTTATCCGAAGGGTGATGACTCAATGCTTCTGGATACTCCTTCAACATGGAGGCATATTGCCAATAAGGAGAAGGTGGAGAGTGAATATCTCTACAAATACCCAGATGCGTTCTTACCAATAACACTCGCTATTGTTGGTGACAAGAAACGCTCCATCCCGAAGATAAAGGGACTTAGCTGGAGAACTATGATGAGAATGATGGATGATATTATAGTTGATAATACTGGACTTGACCCATATTCTCATGCTATGAAATTCCTCGACTCTTTGGAAGCTAAGAACTACAAGATGTCCGAAATCCAGACAAATCTTAATCTGGTTCAGCCATCCACTAATGCAGCACTTGCTAGTGATGTAGTTAAGGAGAACATTCGTCTACAGTTCATTGATACGCCCGACTATAATAGTTTAATGGAGCTTAATCGCAGTCCGGAATTGTTTGCATCATGCCCAATAAATATAAGGTTCCTTACACGGGTAGGAGATGTAAAACCAATAAGCCCGTTCAAGCTAAATTATTAAAAGAAAGCCCATATGGGCTTTCTTTTTTGTGTTAGGAGTGATATAAGTTGAAAGCAATAGATAGTATTAACTTCCGAATGTGTAAGTATAAAATGGACCGTATCCAGTTAACGGTACCAGGGTTATCTAAACCATATCAGGTTAATACTCTGGCTATAGGTGACCTCGTAATAGAAAAGGACTTTGATAATTACCAGTACCCATACTTTCGTGTAACTATAGGTGTACCTAATAAGGTGCGACGCCTCATGCGTAAGAGTCATACTCAAATAACTGCGTATGTTCGTATGGTATATGCATACTTCAAGACCCAGGATACGATAGGCTTACCGGATATGCATACGCAGGAGTATATATATCTATCCGAGAATTTCTATGTGTTTATGGAAGACCATAGCCCAGATGTAACTATGGACGTTGAAGAGCAGATTGAAAAGGAAACTCTTCCAGACGGTATCGTTACTGGTTTTGATAATCTTACCACTATAGAGATATTACTTTACAAGAAGGCCGACCTTAATCTGGTCAAGCAGACACCGACTAAGGTGTATCGTAATGTTACCCTTCTCGATAGTCTCGTAGATTATATGAATACCGTTGGTATGACCAAGGTATTGATGACACCCCCGAATAATAACCTGAAAAGATATAAACAGTTTCCATACCCACCCATTAGAGTCGACGAGCAGATTCTCAGAGTATGTGGGGATTATGGTATTCATAAATGCGGTACAACTTTATTTTTCGACTTTGATAAGACCTATCTTATCGAGAAGGTTAATAAATGCACTGCATGGGTACCCAATGAATATAAGACAATCTATGTAATTGAACCGACTGCCGCGGCACATGTGTCCACCGTAATTCAGGGATGTAGTTATGAATCTGATCATTGTGGATATTGTACGATGACAAGTGCTACATCATCCGCAGATTCGATGGAACGTGAACAGGTGTTCGGTTCACGAATGGATGTTATTGATAAGAAGACAGGTAATTACGTCGATGTGTCGGCAAACACTACAACTATTTCCGGTGGTGGTGGAAAATCACGTACTATTACCTCATATGACGGTGATGCGTCTACCGCATATGCTATACGACAGCGAATGATTGAAGAATCAAATATTCTCACTGCTGTACTCGATGGTACAGACCTTACAATGCTTGCACCAAACAAGTTATACCAGTTAGTATTCTTATCATCCAATCTTTCTAAACATAATGGAGCATATAGGCTGAAGAAATTCACATGTGCGTTCCATGAGAATGATAGAGAATGGTTTACCCCTACAGTACTTGCTACATTTGTAGGAGACAAAATAAAATGACGGTAAATACCCCAGTACCATAAATGGTACTGGGGTATTTTATGTAAAACTATAGAAAGGTTGCATGTCTAATGCAAGCATATGTACTCAATAACAATGACCGGCAAGGGGTAGCTCTCACATTAACAATATGAAATCATGGAGTGATTTTTAATGAAATTGCTTTATGAATACCTGAGCGCGGAAATGTATGTAACGTTCACGCTACTCTCAATACACGGGCAACTGTTCGCAACATCGTCCGCCGTATATATCAACGAGGTCTCGGCACAATCCGTTACAAGTGGCTTACGCAACATTAAGTAGATTAAGCTGTATTCATTAGTCGATGAAATCATGAGCAAGAAAATATCGACGGATGTCTTTGCGAAACTTGAACACGCTTTGGCCGGAAGAATCCGCCATTTGAACTTTTTATCACGTTAACAGGTCCTCGCCACGTTAGTGGTGTTATCTCCGGGCATTTTATCGGTATAAGATATCGGGTATCTTCGAAACTACCCGGCCTTTGTCATTGTGTATCATAATAGGACGCATTCCGCCTATAGTGAATGGCAAGTCGTCCTACATATATGTCATATGGTGTATAGATTTTAAATGAAGAGTTTATCATTCTCAACCTGCTTGAGACGAATACGAGATGAGTGGAATTTCTTCATACCTGCATTAACGAATGTATTAGGAACTGTAGCGAAGTTGATACCTACATTCATGAGGTCCATTTCATATGGTCTGGAGCCAATACATGCTGAGCATATCTTCTCACCAATACAGCACATTGGTGAACGTACTTTGATTGGTTTATTGATAAACTGCTTATAGTTCTCGTCGGTGAC